CCTTTCATTTCCCCACCTTTAAAACCAGACCAACCTTTAATAAAGTTTTCCTTGATCTATTCATCACTTCCTCAACTGTTTCTTTACATGAGTAAACATTTTCAAAGTTGCACCCTCTAAGCTCCGTTAAAGTCTTAGTCATGATATCCACGCACCTCATATATTTTTTATTATCTTCAGCCATTCGTTGAACGGATTGAATGTTGACTTCAAACGCTCGGTTAACGTGTTCTTGTAGCTCGGTGATTTCTAGTTGCTGCTCATATATAAGGTCTTGGCATTGTTTTAAATTGTTAAGGTCTAATTGTTCTTCTTTCATTTATTTCTTTCCTCAAGAGTCAATGGTTTATATCTCCTACACCAATCTAAAACTAGTAACCAATCTTTAAAAGAAACATACCCCATTACATCATCTTCATAGTGATCTCCTGAAAAAGAGGTTTCTCTTATCATTTGAGAAGTTAGCCACCCTGAAACGTCTCCTTTCTCAAGAGGGAGTATAGCAATCTCAGCCTCGTCTGAATCGGTAAATGAAGGGATTTCAGGAAGTAGATTTTTTGGATAATTACTATAGTTATCTCCATAATTGCCGTATCCGAACTGAGTGGAAAGCCTGCAATGGTCAAAGATAAGAGTAAATCCTTTACCTTGGTTAATATTAAATCTTTTCATTTGCTCACTCTCCTTTTCGTATCCACACACATGACATAACCACCACCACTCACCACTTTCAGCAACTTCTTCAAAAGATAATAGGCCGCAGTCAGGACAATCTTTCATTTATTTCTCTATGCTTAAGTATTAATTGGAGCTTTTCAACAAAAACTCTTCTTTCTTTTATTTGTCCTGAGATATATTTAACGTGCTCTTTTTGCTTAACAAGTCTTTTCTTAAGGTCACCAATTTCTATTTCGGTAATCTCAATATCGTCAATTATTTCTCTGGTTGGTAAATGCTCATTTCCTTCTAGGAATTCAAGACCCCTCATTTTCTTCTTCCTTTTTACAGTCTTCACAAGTTATTGGATGACCAGGCGCAGAGTCACTTATGAATTGACAGCATACCTGACAGAGAAAACCTTCGAGCATCATCTCAACAATATCACCCATTATAAACGGCCAATAAATATTACTTTGGTTTTTGGTAAATAGTTCTCCAAAGCTTCTTTCTTGTCTTCATCCCAAGTCAAGGGAGTTAAAACCTTAAGCTCATCTATGCAACGAACCTCTGAAACCCTTCTTTGGACTCTCTTATTGCCAACAACTTCCCTGAATTTGAAATTATTATCACCATCGGTTCTTGCTCTAAATATTCTCATTGTTTTTTCCTTTCATTACTATTACCCTATTCTTGTATTGCACTAAGTAAATATAAGACCTCCTGTCTTTGACCCCCTGTAAATCAGGGGGCTTTTTCTACATATCGAATCATTGCTATATTTGTTATCACATTGTTACTTGCTATTACGGAGTTAAAACTAACTTCTAAAACATTACATGAGTCAGAAAAAGAGTTAATAAATTTACCTAAGTCAATTGACCCTCCTGAGTCTTTAACGAAAAGAGTTTTGATAATAGGCTTAACTTCCTCTGGAAATAAATCACTCATTTCTCTCTCCATTTGTTAGGGCTTCGCTTTCGCATATCTCGGTGGTTTTTAAACACTCAACACAAACAACCTCTTGCTCAACTCTAAAAAGGTCTTCAGAAACCTTATTGCACCAATCGCAACTAAGTGCTTTTATCTCGTCATGATATTCTGTCCAATAAGTTTTCATTTTTCTTTCTCCTTTGAGACAGTAATTCTTTTTGTAATTCTAGGAGCTGAAAATCTTTTATACTTGGTGAGATCAATTCCTTTTAAAATCTCAGGATTCTCTTTTACCAATAACTCATAATCCATAGATTCTTTTGGCACACTTTCACTTACCGATATTAGGCCGTTACTTGTTCTAACCTTGTCGTGGTAATTACCGGCCATTTCAAAAATAGATTTTTTTAACCTATCTTTTTTTTCCTTACTCTCTTTCTCGTCTTCGCTAACAGTTGCATAGAGGGAAATTAATTCTTCTAACCGGCTATCGTGAACATTGATAGCATCTTTTTTTGTTGGAGTTGGTGCTTCTTCAGCATCTATTAGTTCTATAAAGTTTTTAATTGCTGGTAAATACTCGTGGTGCATATAGTTTATATCTTCAAGTTGCAAAATAAACTCTTTATGAAAAAACTTTAACTCTCCTGAGTTTAAACTTTTTAAAACTTTATGATCAGCAACCATTGTAAAAGTTATTTTTCTCGCACCTGTCACAAGACAATGATGAATGACTTGAGGATAATACTGCTCACTTACTGCATCTCTTAAAGTTGAGAATTCAAAGTTGAAGCTTTTTATCTTTTCAAGACCAGCATACTTGCATTCCCATATTAAACCATCTTTTTCACAGTAACCATCAACCGAAGAAATTAATCTTTCATTTTCTTCGTTAACAAAAACCTCTGGCTTCCAAATCTTTTGAGTAACCTCTTCTAAATCTAGTCTTGCAATGTCTTCTAAAAAGTGTCCTTTATCGGTGATAAATTTATTTGGTGGAATAGGCTCTCGCTCACCTCTTTTTTCAAGAAGTAAATCATATCTAGTTCTAAATGGTGACACCCCCATGATTACAGGGCCGTCACTTGAACCTATTTTTGATTTTCTAAAGTCTAACCATTCCTGAGAGCCTTGTTGCATTTAGTAATCCTTTATTCTGTATTTTTTAATAATGTTTTCAAGTGCTCCGATTTGGCGACTTGTTAACCTTCCAAAATCTTCAAGAGAACTTTCGACTGACTTAATAAAAGAATCATTGAAGCTGTCAGGCGCTTCACCACTTCTTATCCATTCTAGGATAATGTTTAACTGTTCCATTTAAGAACCTCCTTTAAATGTATTTATGTTTTTTGAGTTCTTTCTCAACCATCTTGACTGACCAAGCAAGAAAAGTAATTCCGTTATTTTTGCTAATGTTTTCCATAAAAAGCTTTTGACTTGGTGAAGCTTTGCAGTTTTTGTTTTTCTTAACTTCGATTGCCAAGAATTTTCCGTCTGGTAAAATCGATAAAATATCAGCGACTCCGTTAATGTCATGGGGGTTTGACTTACTTCTAAAAGACCCCGATCTTTCATCAAAGACGGCGTGAGAATTGTTTCTCCAAGCAAAAATGTCTTTAGAGCACAAGTATTCAAGAATTGAATTTTGAACCTCTGTTTCTGACATGATGTACATTTATAAAGTCTAAGCATACAACCTCTTTTTTACAAATTTCTTATCATTTAGCGATATATAAGGCGGTGCGCCTTTTTTGTAATCATCTAAAAACCTTATATAGTCCAAAACGGCATGGTTTTTCAGAATATATTGATTATAATTTCCAGTTAATGTTTTATAGACAATCATGACCATCGTCTTTCCAGACTTTGAAATATAGTTCCAATGAACATACCAATCATAAACTGCAATCTTGTTAGCTCTATTCGGGTCATAAGGAATGAGCTTAAGCTTTTGAAGTCTATCAACTGTTCTTTCATCTTTTAAAAACTGATAACCACAACCACAGGTATCAATTGGATAGAAGTTTAAACGAAAACAATGAGGACAAGTAATTGCTCTTTCTTTAACTTCAGCTCTTTTTCCAATTGGCTTTATATAAGGCTTTTTAGGATGACCAAGAGCCTCAACGACACCACCATAGTCAAGAACTAAGCAGTCTTTCTTCCCTTCAAAAAGCCTAAGCCCACGACCGACAACTTGGACATAAAGAATTGGTGAGCGTGTTGGTCTCAAAATTACAATGCAATCGATGCAGGGTATGTCAGTTCCTTCGCTCAGTTTGGTTACAGTTATTAAGTGCCTGATAGGGCCGTGCTCGAAAGATTCAACTAACTCGTTTTGCCTTTTCTGGTTTTGCTTTGAATGAACCGCAACAGCACTTTCACCAAGTTCTAAAAGCATCCTTTCAACTGTCTCTGAATGTTCAATGCAAGTGCAGCACCAAAGAAGTTTCTTTCTGTCTTTTGCAGCAATTAATGAATTATCAATTTGAAGCTTTGTTTTCTTGTCATCTTTAGAGAGGTTAATAACAGCAACTTGAGAAAAATCTCCATTTGTATTTGTCTTTAATTCTTTAGTATCAAACTTTCCAGCTCTCTCTTGAAATATCGGCTCAACAAGAAATCCCTTTTTAATAAGCTCAGTCATACCAATTTGAAAGCATGGCTTCTTTATTTCATCTTCTTCATTTCCGTAAACATAACCACGACCACCATAAGGGGTTGCAGTAAAATAGATAAACTTGCATTTAGGATTTTTAATTCTTATTTGATCTTTAAGAGTGTAGTAACTTTTTCTATTATAATGACGATGGTATTCATCAACGATAACAATATTATAATTTTCAATCTCAGCACTTTTGATTGAATCGATTGAGCCAACAGTTACTTTTTCTTTTGTATTCTTCTCGTTTAAAGTTCCACAATAAAGACCAACTCCAAGCTCACTTGCGAATTGATTAAATCTTTCTTTTGTTTGAGTTACAAGGTCGACTTTGTGAACTAGGATTAATGCTTTAAATTCTCTTTCTGCTCTTTCCATCATAGAAGCGCATCTTTTTATAAACTCAACGAAGCACAAAGTTTTTCCAGACCCTGTTGAGGCCACAACTAAAGCATGATCTCTTTCTTTTATTTCAGACCATACTGCTTGAATACATTCTTCTTGATAGTTTCTAAGTTTCATTTGCACACTGTTTAAAAATTAATGGTGGTGAGTTTTTTTGCGCTTGGAAAACAAACAGCACTCACCGAGCTGATATAATTAATACTAAAAAGGAATATCACTCGCAGCAAAATTTGTATTAGGGCTGGCTTGATATTTCTCTTCAGTAGATTGAGATGGTTGAACTTGGTTAGCAACTGGATTAGGTAACGCACCATTTATTGCAGTATCCATTTCGCTTACAAACTTTCTAAAATAAGAAACTCCGTTTTTATCTGGATAGCTTGGGTTATCACTCTTTTCAATAACAACACCACAACCGGCTTTTAATCCAACGAATCCCGCTGGCTGTAAGGCTTTTGCTTGCTCCTCAGTAAAACCAGCTTTGACAGCGAAGTCTTGAATTTTAGCAAAACACTGTCCAACATACTTTTTATTCTGGCTTGCAATCCAATACTTTTGAAAAACAATTCGCCCCGCATTTGTTGGCCCTAAAATTCTGAATTTGAATTCAAAATAACTTGTCCCTGTTTGTGTAGTATCAACTTTCGCACCTTCGCACTGTACATTGTAAACGCCTTTAGGGATTAAGCCCCCGCCACTTGCGTTTGCAATGTCTGCTTTGGTAACTGAACTCATTCCTTGTGAAAATATATCACTCATGTTTGCACTCTCCATTTTATGCTTGCTTAGGCGTAATGCCCTTGATTTTATCTGATATTTTTTGAATATTTGGCTCTTCAAACTTCTCTACTTTTCCACTTCGTGACTTGCATCGAATGTTTTTAAAGTTTTGAGTAACGAGAACTCTTGAGCCGTCTTCTTTTTGGTGAAGATAATAAACCTCGTCAAATAAAGCTGGAATCCTTTGAGAGACTTTTCCATTAACGTCTAAAGTTATATCTTTTGAACCATCTTCATTTTTTTCTTCGGTAACAAGTGATAATCCTAGGACATTTATTTTTGGAATGTCTCTTAAGTCTTTTAGTATCTCAGTCATTTTAAGATCGTATTCACCCCACACCCAAAACTTATTTTCCTTTCCACCTTCAGCTACTCTTTTCTTGTCTTCAATCTTTAAGCTATAGATTAAGTTTTGAGCTACTTCAGTTATTGAGTCAATGACAATCCAATTAAGTTTTGAATCAACTTCACCATTTAGAAGTGCTTTAATAAATCTATTGAATCTATTAAACCTATCTTTTCTTTCAACAAAAGTTCCATCTTGATTTTCAGAAAGTTTAAAAAGCATTACGTTACTTTCAGTTAAAGGTTGGTGACCGCCCTCTGCATCGATAGTTAGGACTTCTCCATCAATTGTTGTTGCGAGAGTCGTCTTCCCTGAGCCGGGGTGACCATAAACTAAAATTGATATTTTATCGTTTCTATATTCACTTGCTTTTTTAAACATCGTTGCACACCCTTTGTTTTACTTTTTAAATCTAATGTAATAGTTTCTTGAAACAGTACAGTGAACAATATTGAAAGTAAAGGTGAAAAATGAATTTTGAAGAATTTGTGAGAAGTAATAAAAAGTCGGTTTATTTGATCGCAGGCGAACTCGGAGTATCACTGGGAACGCTATATAATTATGTAAATGGTGAAACATTTCCAAGCATTGAAAGGGCCATACATATAGAGAAATATTCTAAGGGAAAAGTTAAAATAGGGAGCTGGCTTAAAGACAAAAAAAAGAGCGACAAAAGCCGCTCTTAGTTTGAGTGTGCAATCCGATCAAACAAAATTAACAAAATTAACTCAGTGAAAGGAAACTCATGATGAGCATAACAGAAAATAACAACGTATCACAAGAGATATTTAAAGATAACGCTTGGAAATTGTTTGAAAGAAACTTTAACCCCCTCCCAATTGTTGAAAAACAAAAATATCCCATAATTAAAGAATGGCAAAATTACGGCATTAATCGGCTAAATGAAGAGACATTAGACCTTTGGGAAGAAAAATATCCAAGGTGTAATATTGGAATCGCAACTGGAAAAGCGTCTGGAATTATTGCTGTCGATTTTGATGGATTAGAAGAAACTGAGTTTTCTAAACTTATTCCAAGATCAATTGTTGAACGAAAAGGAAAAAAAGGTTGGGTTAGGTTTTTTAAATTTAGCGGTGAAGAAAATAGAAAGTTTAGAAACTTAAATATTGAAATATTCTCAACTTCAACTCAAGTTTTAATTCCACCAAGTATCCATCCCGATACTCTTAAGCCTTACCAGTGGACAAGTTTAAAAACTATTTACGACATCGATAGGAGCGACTTAAACCCATTGCCAAAAGCAATTATAAATCTTTTAAGCAAAGGTGACACCGAAGAAAAAACTCAAAAAGAAAGTAATACCGGAGAAGCTAGAAAGCACTCAGAGGGCAGGAATAATGCTATTTACGACCTTGTAAGTAAATTAGTAAATGACAATGTTTCACGTGAATTAATTATGGAACAAGTTATTGAGTACGATGAGAAATATCACAACCCCGCTTGGATGACTGATAAAACCGAGTCAATGCATAGAGGTGATTTTGATAAAGCGAAAACTTTTGTTGAAAAAATGATCGACTCAGCCGCTAAAAAAGATGGCAATTATTTAGAAGGAAGAATGGTTTTAAATATAGAAAACTTTAAACCAAAAGAAATTGAACCAGAAACAATAAGCGAAGAAGAAGAAACAGACGGCTCTGAAATAATGAAACAAAACTTTCCACAAATTCCATACTTCATGGAGGAGATTGTTAAAATGCTTCAAGGTTCTGTTCACGTTAAAATAGATAAATTCAACCTTGCACCAATCCTTGCTTTAACTGCAACTGTCATGAGCAACAAAGTTAAGCTAAAAGGTATGGCCCCAAATTTATATGCAATTATTGTTACCGGTTCTGGTAACGGAAAAGACGCTTACTTAAAATTTCCTCAAAAAACTTTAGGAAGATTAAAGGCTAGAAAGTACATTGGCTTCAGTGAGTATCGCTCTGATAAGGCCATGCAAAAACCTTTGACCAGACAACAGGAACGAATCGACACCCTAGATGAAGTAAGCTCACTTTTTAAGTCAATGAACTCCAAAAACGCAACTCACCTCTCTGCTATTGGTGAAAGACTTTCAAGCATCTGGTCAAGCTCAACAACTTTCTGGGGCGGTCTCACCAACTCTGAAGACACTACCGGAATGTGCTTCAATCCTTGCATTAACATCATCTCAGCAACAACCCCTGAAGCTTTCTCAAGAACCTTCGCACTCGATAATCTTGATCAAGGTATCGGTGGACGCTTTATGTATTTCTATGAACCAAATCAAGGAATCCTAATCGAAGAGCCTGGCCAGTTTGCAATAAGTGACGATGTTAAAAATCCTTATATTGAAAGCTGGTTTAAATTCTGGGAATCAACCGAAGTTGTTAAGAAAGTTGAACGCCTCGATGAGATCTCAGGAGTCATGAATGAAGGCGGTGACAAAAAAGACAACGACAAGACAATGAAAGAATTAAAAGAAACTGAGTTTGAAACAACAATCAACAAAAGCGCAATATCCCTCGAAATTGAAAAGGACGCTTGGGAGCTACTAAAAAAGTTCAAACGATACTGGTTCTATAATAAAGCAAACAAGCCCGCATCTCTTCAACCAGTTATTAATAGACTCTATGAGACAGCAATAAAAGCTTCAATTTGCCATTACTCTTGGAGAGTCTTTGATATTGCCTTAAAATTAGCCGAAAAAGGCGCTCTAAGCCTTGAAGTCATTTCGCCTAATTCAATTATAGCGAAAAATCCGATCAGCTTAGATGATGCAAAATGGGGAAAAGCAGTTGCTAAGGCTTGTCTTTACAATGCAGCGCAACTATTTGACGAAAATATCTTTGAATCTAAGCTTCACCGAGATGGTTCAAAAATAATGAAGTCACTTAATAATAGGGGTGGAAAATTAACTTGGTATCAACTTTGTTTTAATCTCAGAAGAAAGAAGCAACCTTTTGAAATAAAGAAGAGCTTGGAGCACCTTGTCAAGATGAGCGAGGTCTTCGTCCTTCAAAAAATTGCAGGGCCAGGGAAGAAAGGTTTTGTTGTCCTAACTAAAAATCATGTAGCCAAATTTAAGGATAAATATAACGAGAAGCATTATATTGCGTGCAGCGTTAAAGACTTGAATCAATGAAACCATAATTTATTTATTTTGGTGTTACATACGACTGGTCTTATATGCGGTGAGTTAAAAAAAGTGATGATCAAACTTCCAGTAATTTTGGAGTAACAAGAAAAGTTAATAGTGGTAGTAGAAGAAAATAGTAGTAATAAGTAAGTAAGTATATATAATTATTAATATTTTTATTTTTTTTTATTCTTTTACTTACCAACATACCATCTTTCTCTTTTTTTCATTTTCTTTGTTTTTTTTATATAAATATATATATAGGGGTATATAGGGTTGCTTTTTGGTGCGTTGGGGCTCAAGTGAGATAATAGGAGTATTTTGTTTAGGAGTTGTCTGGGCTACTATTAAAACAAGGAGTTTCTATGATTTCGCAACAAGCTCTAATTTGAGCAAAATCTTTGGTTTAAGGAGGTTCTATACTTTAGGGTATATCTTTTGTAGTGATGATGGTTTGTGAGCCTTAGAGTGTGCATTTTGGTGAAATTAGCTGTTCATGTAAAATATTCAGCTATTAAATAAAACAGCTTTACAGAATGGACTTAATGTATTACACTAAGTGCAAGACAAAAACATAAACAAGGAAATTAGTATGAGAAACGATTTAAAGATTGATGTTTGTTTTGGGTGTTATGCAAGTTACAACGATGGGTTCTTATTTGATAAAGGATATAAGGTTGAAGATGAAAGTGATCTTGATTTAGCAATAGAAGATTTTAAAAAACACGTTGTGAAATCTGTTTTAACACAAAGACCAGATTGGGCCAAAGATTATGTTACTGAAAATTATGCTGAAGAAATTTATATTGCTGACCTAGAAGTTTATAGTAATGGTGAATTTATAGAACTAAGTGTTGATGAGTCAGTTGCTGACCTTAGAGATTTCTTACAGGTAAACGAAGACCATATTTTTAATCATCCTATTGGACTAGTTGTTAAAGTCGCTGAGTATAAAGGGACAAGCTTGATAGAAACTGATGAAAATATTTTTTGCAGAGAAATTGATAATGACAGTGACGAGTCAGTTGGTAGGGCCGTTGCAGAATTAGACCTTGAAGGTTTTTTTGAAGAAGGAGAAAAAGGAGCAATTGAGTTTCTAACTAGATACTTTGATTATGAAAAATACGGAAGAGATTTAAGAGCGCAGTTTACAACTTTTAAAGTTGATAAAAAATATTATGTAGTAGCAGATTAGTAAGAAGGCAATAACGCTTGGTGAAAATATTTGAGGAGAAAGAAATGAAAGTATTAAGTGAAGAAGTATTTGCGATTTGGGGAAAGATTGATGAGTTAGGAGATGAATTAAGAAACAATACAACAAAAAAAGAGTGTAACGACATTAAGGCATTGCTTGAAGTTGCCAATACTGCACTCTTTGCAATTATGAGAATTGAAAATGAAAAAAAGTAAGATAACAAAAAAGAAAATGGGAAGACCAAAAACTGATGAAGAAAATAAAGAAGTTTCAAGTATTAGGTTAACTCCTACTCAAAAACTTATGATTATCAAAAGATTTGGCTCTCTACAAAAATGGATTAATAAAATGGTACCAAAAGATGAGACTTTTACTAGGGGTGATAAATGAAAAGAGCCATTTACTTTACCGACAAAGAATTACAGGAACTTATATTTAGAGAAACCTTAGATCAACATGAATATGGTGGAAACCCAAAGGAATACGATGATGCAATATCAAAGGCATGGAATGAGTGGGAAAAGCGTGGATTTATACTAAGTGAAGAAATAAACAAAAACGGAGAAATTAAAGTTTCAGTTTTAAATAAAAACAAAAGTAAAAGAGGTGATAAATGAGTGAAGACTATTTAACAAGAAAAGCAAGGTTTGAAGTTTATTGTTGGCAATACTCAAATACTGGGAGCTTCTCAAATATGTTGTTGGATTTATTTGGTAAAGCCGATTCAGAAAATAGAATTAAATTAGGCTCTGCATTTCCTCACCTATTTCAAGCATACTGTGAATGGAGAAACTCAGATAAACCATCAAGGTTATTAGAGGAATGGAAAAATGAAATGGTATGAAAGAGCATTAATTATAGTAGGGTTCCTTCTTTTGTTTGGAGTTCTAACGTATCTATCGGCTTACCTTCCAATAGATTACTGAAAGGAAATATTAAAGATGATTATAGATTGGAAAAATAACCTCCCTGAGCATTTACACGAAGAGTTTGATTTGTTCTTCAGGGAGTTCAATAAAATAAAAATAGAAAAAGGACAAGAGCAATCAACTATTAATATATTTTGCATCAACCAAATTATAGCCCTAAGATATGAACTGAAACTACTCAAGGAAGAGAGAGAATTAAGTCAATGGAAAATGAATGGTTCAACGAAGATGGATACCTAAGAATAAGAACAGATGAAGATATTGCTGAAAATGCTTTTCTTTTTACACTAACTCTCTGGCTAATCGAAAAACAAATAATTGATAAACCTTTTGATAGAAGCCAAGTACTTCACAAATACCTAGACGAAATTGTTAACCCTCTCGGACGATACGATAATCATCCAGTTGTCAGAGAGGTAAACGGATATGACGGCGCAACAACAAATTGGGCCAGAACAAGCCACGACCAACTAACAAGCTACGCAGTTGCCTCTTACCTACTTGGTAGAGAAGATCATGTTAAAATTTGGAAGCAAATCAAATCAACATGGTTCACCTATGACAACAACACAACTAAAACGAATTTTAAAAGATTGGTTCATCCTCGTGATATTATTTTTCATGGCGTCCTCGCCAATAATTATATATGCAAAGTTCTTTTGCCTATATACTACCTTTTCGGTGTGTTCACTTATCTAAGACCTAATGTCGTGAGGTATCGTTCCAATAAAAGAAATGGCGTTGAATGGTTTGATTATCTCTATCTGAAATACATTAAAAAAGAATTTCCTGATGAAGTTTTCTATAAACACGTTTCTAATAAAAAAAGTGGAGAAATCCTCTATTGGGTAAAATCACACGCAATGGAGGATTCACTTCTAAAAAGATTGTTCTATAAATTCGCAGACAAAAGAATTAAAAAAAGATTTGGAGGATGGTCTCAGCTATTCGTTGAATACTACTATAACGAAGAGCACCCAATTAACGCACTTGCATCAACTCATACTATCGTGGTTTAATTATATATAACGTGACACTCATGGAGACAGTTAGGAAAAATCTAATTTATTAGAAAAGCCCTTTCCAACTATAGAGTCGAACAAGCTTAAGGACGCTTAAGCAACTAGGGCCATAAACCGAGAGGTTGAAAATGCAATACGAAATCAAATCAAATTTTGGAGCTTTCGCAGACGAGTTTATTAAACTCTCGCAGAAAAGATTCGATACAATCAAAAAACAAACAATGAGCAAGTCATTAAAGTCAGGTCGTAAAGAATCAATCAGCATGATTGAGAGGATTATGAAAAGACCTAAAGACCAAAACAAATCGACTTATTACCGAGATAATATCAAGACAAGTGTCGGATTTGAAACTGGTAAGACAAGAGATGCTCACATTTGGTTTTCAGGAAGAAGACGAGGACTCGCTGCATACGTTACGCCTGGCCGTCTCGCTAGCCATAGAAAGAACAGAAGCAAAGCTGGACGAAACGCTAAGAAAGCACGAAAGGTTAAACCCCTCATATTCGACATAAAAGTTGGCAAGAAGACAACACTCAAGAGAGCATTCTCTGCTAAGAAAAGTGGACGTTGGCAAGTGTTCAGAAGAAAGACAGTTGAACGTACACCAGTCGGTAGACCAACAGGGCCAACAACTGCACAGACAGTTAGAGGTAACTCAGGTGTTGAGAACAAGACGATAGATCACATCAGTAAGACCTATCGTAATGAGTTCTTCAGACGATGGGGAGTGGACACGAATCGAGCCCTGAAAAGAGCTGCTCGGAAGGCCGTTCTTAATTCGTTCTAATTGCACGTCTAAGCGCCGTCTTCTCTGGCCCTCGGCTAGTACCGAGCTGACTAGATTAAGCCTCTTAGGGGGGGTCTAAAGTTACTTTGCGGCTTCGTTTTTGTACGGGGCGCTAGACTCGCAGTAATTCGCAAAAATAACGCTGTTAATCAAGTACTTACACGACCGATTAGCTGGGTTTCCGAAGCTTCTTCCAAAAATTTTGATTAAATTTACAAAGCAAAATTAGACCCTTAAAGTTTAAGTCAGGTAAATTATGGCAAGGGAAAGAATTTCAATGGTTGAACTCTCGAAGAGATTCGGAGTTTCAAGAGACACTATTACTCGTTGGGTAAATTCAGGACACGTGCCGTCTCATCAAGTCGATGGAAAAAGAGTTCTTTACAGAGAAGAAGCTATGAAAGCAGCTCAGGTTTATTCAGACTCAAGAAGCCCAGCCGATCAATTAAAAGTTGGAATTTCAGGAGACGGAAAAAAACCAAATTCTAAATCTTCAGAAATACATATTGTTAAAACTTCTTTTGAAAGATCGAAAGCGATTAAAGAAAGTTTTAGTGCAAAAATGGCAAGAGTAAAATACGAAGAGCAGCTTAAGCAATTGGTAAAAGTTGATGTTGTCGAAAAGCGACTCTTTGAGCTCGCACTTTTGGTAAGAGATGCGATGCTAACAATTCCAAGTAAAATTTCTCCTGAACTTGCTTCAATGACCGATGAAAAAAAAATAAGAAACTACATTGATAAAACAATTAGAGATCACCTTAAGTTAATTAGTGAAGGTGAATTTAATAAAATTAAAAAAGGGATTAGAAAATGAATGTTGAGGAAATTGAAGTTAATAAATTAATACCTTATGACAAAAATCCAAGAATAAACACTAAGGCCGTTCAGCATGTAATGAGATCAATCAAAGCGCATGGCTTTAATCAGCCTTTAGTTATTTCTGACGAGTATGTTGTTTGCGTTGGTCACACAAGATTACTCGCAGCAATTGAGCTTGGTTATGAAAAAGTTCCATGCTTCAAAAAGAAAATGACGAGAGAGCAATTCATTGCGTACAACCTAGCCGATAATAAAACTTCTGAATTTGCAATATGGGATAGAGACTTATTAAAAATTAATCTTGAAGAATTAAATGAGCTTGATGATGAACTTCTATTAAGCACTGCTTTTGACGAGTCTATTATTAAAGGGTTTCTTAATTCAGAAGAATATGAAGATACTACAGATTATAGCTCTAAAAACTCAGAGATAGATACAAGTAGTTATGGTAAAGACCTAGATTCTCAGTGCCCTAAGTGCGGCTTTGAGTATAAGGCAAAAAAATGAAATTCACTTACAACTGGAAGTTGTCTGATTTAAAAAAAGTTAAAAAGAATGGCCTTAAAGTTTTTTCTTGTTTTGCTTGCGGTGGGGGGTCGACCATGGGCTACAAAATGAGCGGCTTTGAAGTTCTTGGGTGTAATGAAATTGATAAAGATATGATTGAAATTTACAAAAAAAATCATAATCCCAAATATGCTTTCCTAGAATCAATTGAAACTTTTAGACTTAGAGAAGACTTACCTCAGGAACTTTTTGAGCTTGATATCCTTGATGGCTCACCACCTTGCTCTAGTTTCTCAATGGCCGGAAACAGGGAAAAAGATTGGGGAAAAGACAAGAAGTTCAGAGAAGGTCAAGCGAACCAAGTCTTAGATGATTTATTTTTTCATTACGTTGAGTTGGCAAAGAAACTTAAACCTAAAGTTGTCGTTGCTGAAAATGTAAGGGGTATGCTTTTTGGTAATGCTAGAGGGTATGTAAAAGAAATAATAAAAGGATTTAGTGATGCAGGTTACGAGGTGCAGTTATTTTTACTTAATGCTGCGTCAATGGGTTTGCCTCAAAAAAGAGAGAGAGTTTTCTTTGTATGCAGAAGAAAAGATTTAAAACTTCCTAAGTTAAAAATTCATTTTAAAGAAAGACCTATATCTGTAAAAGAAGCTTTTAAAACAATAGAGGATATAAACTACAAAGGTGGCGACAGGTCAGACTCGATCTTACTCCCTATTTGGAAAAAATGTAAGCCTGGGGAGAGCTTTGGAAAGCATAATAATAATTCATCTTTTTCTCAAAGAAAGGTTTCTTTAAACGAGCCAAGCCGAACAGTTACGGCCAGTAATGATTTATGGCACTACGACACACCTCGAGCACTCTCCAAATATGAGGTAAGTGTTTTATCAAGCTTTCCATTGGATTATTCTTTTAAAAGTGACAACCTCGCTAATTATCAAATGGGAATGTCGGTTCCTCCTCTAGTTATGCATAAAGTATCAGAGCAGATTAAAAAGCAGTGGTTTAATAAGTAATGGTGATCGATGAAGAGAAAATTGATTACGACTTGCTTTCAGATTACTCAATTGTTGATAATTTCTTTTTAAAAGTCCTAAGACCTCCTGAAAAACTTCTTGTTAGTGAGTGGTCGGATAAATACAGGATGCTTTCGAGAAAATCTTCAGCTGAAGCTGGTCAATGGAGAACTTCAAGAGCACCTTACTTAAAAGAAGTCATGGACGCATTGAGTGAAGACTCTGTTTATAATGAAGTCATTGTAATGAAAGGGGCCCAGATTGGTTTTTCTGAAGCTGGATTTAATTGGCTTGGATACATTATCGACCACGCCCCTGGCCCTACATTAATGTTAATGCCAACAACTGACACCGCCAAAAGAAATGTTAAGATGAGAATCGAGCCAATGATTGAAGAAACACCTCAATTGTTGAAAAAAGTTGGAGAATCAAAAGCAAAAGATAAAGACAACACGACAATGCTTAAATCTTTCCCCGGTGGGCTCTTAATTATAAGTGGTGCAAACTCAGCTGCTTCAATTCGGTCAATGCCAATTAAAAATATAATGTTCGATGAAGAAGATGGTTATCCTAAAGACCTTGATGGTGAAGGTTCACCAATTTCACTTGGTATGGCCAGAACAAGGACTTTTGGTTCAAAGAAAAAAGTTTTTAGAATTTCAACACCGACTTATGAAGACACTAGCACTATTGCAGTGGCCTATGAGAACTCAAGTAAGGCTAAATACTTAGTTCCTTGTCCTCACTGTGATCATAAACAGGAAATAATTTGGGAAAATCTTAAGTGGGAAGATGAAGATACTGACACAGTTTTGCTTTTTTGCACTGATTGCGGTGAAGGAATCGAAGAGCATTACAAAACTCAAATGCTAACTGAAGGTCATTGGGAGCATGAATTTCCTGAAAATGAATCAAGGGGCTATCATCTTTCTTCTTTATACTCTCCTTTAGGTTGGTATTCTTGGAAAGATGCAGCCAAAGAGTTTGTAAAAGCAAAAGGTAATAACGAAAAGATGAAAACTTTTCACAACACTGTTTTGGGAAGAACTTGGAAAGAGAAAGGAGATGCGCCAAGTTGGAAAAGAATTTTCAAGAGAAGAGAAAGCTATAAGATTGGTGAAATTCCAGTTGCTCCTCACTTTTTAACAATGGCGGTTGATGTTCAGAAAAATAGGCTT